TACGTCAAATGGATAACGATATGATTCGTATTGACGCTATGGTTAGAGCTGCCATGAATCTACCACCTGATGTAAATCGTATAGCTAGATCTGACGGTAAAAAAGACACTAGAAAAGATTAGTTTTTTTAGTATATAATTCTTAAATGAACGCCAAAGCAAGACCAACAACCGCAGATGTAGCTGCAAACTTGCACGCACATGAAGTAAAATGTGAAGAGCGTTGGAAGACTATATTTTCTGAAACTGCTGATATTAAAAGAGAAATGTCTGATATCAATCAAACTATGAAAATGGCCACTTTTGGAGTGTTTGGTTTTATAGGCGCTTTAATAATTGCTGTACTTTCAGGAATGTTTCCAGTTAGTTAATCGTATGTTTAACAGCAACGACAAGCTGTCTCCTCACTTTAGATTGCGTGAATTTGAAAAGTCTCAAATTGCAGATCGTTTCAAAATAGATAATACTGTTAAAGATGAAGAAGTTTACAACAACCTTATACTCTTATGTGAAAACGTACTGGAGCCTATACGCGTTCATTATGGCATACCTTTTTCTCCTAACAGTGGTTATAGGTGCCTTGATCTCAATAGAAGACTGGGAAGTTCAGACAAATCCCAACACACTAGAGGGCAGGCATGTGATATTGAGATCCCAACCGTATCCAATTATGAGCTTGGGATATGGATCAGGGACAATGTGGAGTGCGATACTGTTCTCTTAGAGTTTTATCAAGAAGATGTACCATCAAGTGGATGGGTGCATGTTTCTTATATCAGCAAAGACAATAATAGGAATAGGGCATTAAAATTTGATGGTAACCATTACACTACATTATGAATATAGATGAGCAAATGAAACGGTCTCATACAATTGAGATCAATCATAACGAATCAAAAACTTGGTATAACTTAGCTGAGGGTTTTGATAAATGGCGAGTCTTTCCTAGATTGCTTATTACTTTATATGGTTATGCTTTTTATAGAACTACAGAATGGTTTATGACCTTGCCTGACCCAACCAACGCACAATCAGCATTTGTTTCTGTTATCGTTGGAGCTGGAGCGGCCTGGTTTGGTTTGTATGTTGGCGGTAGCCCAAGAAAATGATAGATAAGCTAATTGGTCCAGTTAGCAATATCTTAGATAAGTTTGTTGCCGACAAAGATCTAAAACAAAAGCTAGAACATGAATTATTAATATCTATTCAAGATGCTAACCTTGCTCAAATCAAAGTAAATCAACAAGAAGCAGCGCATAAATCTATATTTGTTGCTGGCTGGAGGCCTTTTATTGGTTGGGTGTGCGGAGTATCTTTAGCTTATCACTTTATATTTGCACCGCTTATAGAATGGATTTTAGTTTTATCTGGTAATACTGTAGACTTGCCAGAGTTTGACTTCTCGCAACTGTCCACTATAGTAATGGGAATGCTTGGACTAGCGGGCGCTAGATCATATGAGAAAACAAAAGGCGTAAGTCGAGAAAAATAAAATAAAATGTCTGAGTCCTCTGCTAGAATATCATTAGCAGGAGAATATCTAGCGGCATCATACTTGCTGAGATATTGTGACTCTGTAATACCTACACCTCCGGGACACAAAGCAGACCTTATTCTTGACCACGATAACAATCTTTACAGGGTTCAAGTAAAGACTACCAATACTGTATATGTAAGAAGAGACAACGATTATTATCGTTGGGAATTACGCACAAGCAAAAGAACTGCTGATAACATTCGCCAAAATAAAGTGGTAAGATATGGAAATGGTCAAATCGACATGTTTTGTTTTGTTGCTTTGCCAATTAATAAAGTGTTTTTTGATGCGTATGATGGTACAAAAAATTTAACTGAAGTATCTAAAAGCATTAAAAGTTTAAATAAAATAGATTCAAGGGATTCTTTGCTTAAAGCTTTGTTAAAGATAAACAAAACACCAGAGCTAAGTCCTTTAGGTAAAACAGATTAATAGAATATGCCTTTAACAAAACTTACATTTCAACCCGGCATCAATAAAGAGATGACAGACCTTATGGATAAAGGTGGTTGGGCTGATGGTAACCTTGTTCGATTTAGAAAAGGGTTGCCAGAAAAAATAGGTGGTTGGACTAAAAATAGTTTAAACACTTTCTTGGGAGCTTGTCGAGCCATGCTTGGTTGGGTTTCTTTATCTTCTACTAAGTTTCTAGGTATGGGAACTAACCTAAAATACTATGTTAAAGAAGGAGCTAACTTCAATGACGTTACTCCAATAAGATCTACAACTGGTGCTGGCGATGTAACATTTTCAGCTGTTGATGGCGATGCTACTATCACTGTTAGCGATACTGCACATGGAGCTGTAGCTAATGATTTTGTAACTTTTTCTGGAGCAGTGTCTTTAGGCGGCAACATTACTGCTACAGTGCTTAATCAAGAATATCAAATAGCAACTATAGTAGATTCTGACTCTTATACGATAGAAGCCAAAGATACTAGTGGAGTTACTGTAACAGCTAACGCAAGTGATACCGGGAATGGTGGAAGCTCTACAGTGGGAGCTTATCAAATTAATACAGGTCTAAATGTTTATGTTCCATCTACAGGTTGGGGTGTAGGCACATGGGGATCTAGCACATGGGGATCAGCGGCAGCTGCTAGTTTTGCTAACCAATTAAGACTGTGGTCGCACGATGCATTTGGTGAAGATTTAGTTATCAATCCAAGAGCTGGTGGTATTTATTATTGGGACACATCAAGTGGAGTTACAAATAGAGCAGTAAATATTACATCATTGTCAGGATCTAATCTTGCTCCAACTGTTGGCCTTCAAACGATTGTTAGTGATATTGACAGACACGTTATTGTTTTAGGTGCAGATCCAATTGTTGGTAGCGCAAGAACAGGAAGTATAGATCCTTTGCTTGTAGCGTTTGGTAGTCAAGAAAGTTTAACAGACTGGGAGCCTACAGCTACCAACACAGCTGGAGATATAAGACTATCTTCAGGCTCTCAAATAGTTGGCGGCCTAAGAGCAAGACAAGAAATACTTATTTGGACTGATACGTCTTTATATTCCATGCAGTTTATTGGTGCTCCTTTTACATTTGGCGTTAACCTAATCAATGAAAATGTTGGCATGATATCTCCTAATGCTGCTATCAACGCTCCTGATGGCGTCTATTGGATGGCTAGAGATGGTTTCTATAAATACGCAGGTGCTGTTCAAAGAGTTAGCTGTAGTGTGCTTAACTATGTTTTAGAGGATTTAAATACAACGCAGTCATTTAAAATATTTGGCTTTAGTAATAAAGAGTTTAATGAGATAGGATGGTTCTATCCTTCTGGAAGTAGCGATGATATTGATAGATATGTTGTTTATAATTATTTAGAAAACGTTTGGAGTATAGGAGAGCTATCAAGAACAGCTTGGTTAGATGAAGGAATATTTGACAATCCGTTGGCAACACATGGTTCCGAGAACAGCAGCATTTTATATAATCAAGAGGATGGCTCAGATGCAGACGGTTCTCCGATGGACAATGTCTTTATTGAATCCGGTGATATCGATATTGACGAAGGTGAGCAATTTGGTTTTGTGAGCAGAATTATTCCTGACATTAAATTTTTTGGATCTACCCCTACAAGCGGCCAAATAAATTATGTTCTTAAAACTAGAAATTATCCCGGAGAAAGTTTAACAACAAGTTCAACCAGCGATGTTACCAGTTCTACCACACAAAACTTTGTTAGAACCAGAGCAAGACAAATGGTGTTTAGAGTACAGTCAGATGATGATGCAAACACAGCAGTTCGCACTGGATTTAAGTGGAGACTAGGAGCTAATAGATTCGATATTAGAACTGATGGCAGAAGATAATGGCAAAACTTCTTGATAGTAGGTTACCATTAGCATTAACTGAGGTTGATGCGAACATATTCAATCGGCTAGTTAGAATACTAGAGATTAACTTAGGAAAGTTTGACCCAAATTCGACACCACAGTTTAATGACAGTGAAATAAGTACCTTTGCTTTTAACGCTGGCGATGTGATATGGAACACATCTATTGGCGTACTACAGGTTTACACTGGCAACGCGTGGTTACAACTACATACTCCTGTTAGCCCTCATGGCTACCAGGCCAATGCACAATTAGGAGTTATTAGTATTCAAACAAATGGTGATATCACCTTAACTTTATGATAAATTAACCACATGGAAGGACTATACGATTATAAAGGCTGCTTCTGGGATGATGTGAATCAGCGATTTTATCGTTGGCATGAATTAAAAATATTAATGCAAGAACGAGAACTAAAGAAACAAAAAAATGAAGAATCTAGAAACAGCAAATAAAGGAATAAAATCGTTGGCAAAAGAAGAACCAGCTTTGGTAGAAGAAAGATTTGGTTATGATGTCCCAGGTTATATGTATGGTGGCATAGCAAAGTTTCAATATGGTGGACCTGCTGGAATGTATAACATAGATCAAGATTACATTAGAAGATATTACGAAGATATTTTAGGAATGGATGTTGATGATCTTGGCGAAGAAGATAGCGAAGAAGCTATGGCCAATGCTCTTGCTAGAGCTTATGGCGCACCCTCAGAAGGCATAGGATCTTACGCTAGATCAATGGGTTATAGAGATACAACACCTGGTGCTCCAATCAGCATTGATGCGCAAGACAAAACACCAGATGCATATAGATTTTATCCAAGTGAAGTATCTAAAATTTATGCACAAGCCAAAGGCGTACCTTTCTCTCCACTCGTAGCACCTCCAAAAGAAGCTACGTTTATAGATGATATGCAGCCTAGACGTATAGCCAGTCAGTTATATGCAAAAGATGGAACTTACGTTGAAGCAAACGTTGAAGATTTTCCTGAAAGAGATCAATTAGTTACAGGACCCGGTGGTGAAAGAGGCGATAAGATACCAGCCATGTTAAGCGATGGCGAGTTTGTGACTAACTCAGCAGCAGTTAGAGGTATTGGTCTTGCAGCTGGTGCAGATCCTAACGATGAATACGAACAAAGATTATTAGGCGCTCGTGAAATGTACAAGATGCAAAAATTCGGAGAAGAAATAGCTAAAAAACTTGTATGAATCTAACCTTAGAAAGGGTAGAACCTAATCCAGAAAATGGTAAACGCATAGCTGATTTTCTAGCAGAAAACTTTTGGGCAGAACATTCTCTTTCAGGCGAAGGATCTCCATCCATTGAGTGGGGACGAGCATCCTCTCACATTAATCATTTCTTGTTTAACGGTATTGTGTATAATGTACTAGATGGTGATACAATCATTGGTAGTATTGCAGCAGGACCAGATGACTATTGGTGGTCAGCAGAACAATACATTGGCGATGGTTGGTTTTATGTTTTACCTGAATACAGAAACTTAAAAAACCAAATCCCACCGTCACATCTTTTAATAGATGCAGTAATAGATTATGCTAAAGAGCAAGACAAGCCTTTGATTCTTGGCATTTTTAACCTAGAAGGTGTAGAAAGAGCTAAGAAACTTTTTGACAAAAAAGGCTTTCACCAGATAGGCGGTATGTATTATAGGAAATAAATAGAAGATGTGTCTAAGTAGTAAAACAAAAATGGGTCCAGAAGCACAGGTTATTACTGCGCCTCAGACTGGTTATTCTTTTGTTCAACCATATGCAGAAGATTATTCTCGTAGATTACTAGCATCTTACTTTGGCGCACCTGGTGAATACGAAGGTCTTATATCTAGACCCAGAGATATTCCTATCGAGCAAACTGCTGGGCTTACTCCTTTACAAATCCAAGCTCGACAACAAGCAGGCCGACTAGGAGAATATCAACCTTATCTAACTGAAGCTGGTCGACTCTTCGGTAGACAAGAGAGAGCTTTAGATGAAGCTTATGGATATTTGCCGGGTGCCCGTGAAGCAGTTAGTGGTGGCCTTGGTGCATTAGCTAGAGCTGAAGAAACAGCTATGGGTACTACAGGAATGTACGATCCATCTATGGCTCAAGGTTTTTATAATCCATTTGAAGAGCAAGTTGTTCAACAAACATTAGAAGATATAAACAGACAAGCTAGACAGCAAGACATAGGTCTTAGGGATCAAGCTGTATCAGCTGGAGCATTTGGTGGCGCTAGAGGTAGAATTACTCAAGAAGAATTAGCACGTCAAACAGGACGTGGTGCAGCTGAGGCTGTCTCTGGAATCAGAAGCGCTGGGTTTGGTCAAGCTCAACAACAAGCGCAACAAGCATTTGAACAACAACGTGGTGCTCAACAAGGACTTGCAACTATGCAAGCAGGATTGGGTGGACAGCAAGCACAAATAGGCCAGGCTCTTGGTGGGCTTGGACAATTAGCTGCTGGCATGGGTGGACAGTTTGGACAGATTGGCGGTGGGCTAGCAGGACTAGGTCAACAAGCTCAAGGTCAACTAGGAAGTCAAATTAATTTACTCAACCAACTAGGTCAGCAAGGCCAAGCTACTCAGCAAGCAGCACTATCAAGACAGTTTGCTGGAGCACAACAACTTGCAGGCGAGCCAATGCAAAGATTAATGCAAGGACAACAACTACTTGCTGGTATGCCGACAGGTCAAATCAGCGGTGGCACACAGGGAAGTCCTTATCAGCCACAAAGTTATCAGAAGCCTAGTGGATTCTCTCAAGCGCTTGGAGCACTTGGATCAGCTGCTAGTATTTATGCAGCTTCAGATGTAGAGCTAAAAGAGAACATTAAGAAAGTTGGCGAGCTAGAACCAGGCGTTGGTTGGTACACATGGGACTGGAATGAAACAGGTAAGTCTATTGGCGCTGAGTCTGAGCCAGCAGAAGGTGTATTAGCGCAAGAAGTTCTCGAAGTTAAACCTGATGCAGTTATGGTCAAAGATGGCTACTACGCTGTAGATTACGGAAGGATATTATAATGTACGGAATTATGTCAGGGCTAGAGCCAAGAGGATATGCTAATGGCGATCTAGTACAAAAAGCTTTACAGCTAGGCGTTCAACCTTTCGGCATGAGCGATGAAGAAATCATGCAGGCTATCATGCAAAAACAACAAGTTGATGATATGTCTGGTGCTTCTGCTGATTTTGGAAAAGCAGCCGAAGGTTTTAAAGAACAATTTAAAGATTATGTTTTTGATTATACTGACCCAGTAGACTATGCAACAGCACCTTTATATTTTGCAGGCCCGATAGGAGCAGGAGCAGCTCGATCAATTAAAGGCGCAAGAATTGCAAACAAAGCATCAAAGGCTGGAAAAAATTATAAACCTGGTGGAGTAGAAAATATTTTAAAAAGTAAAAAAGTTTCTATGGGAATACCAGCATTAACTCTTACTGGTGAAGTTGGATACGAACTAGCCAATGAAGCTTTAGATGATGCAGCAGAAGATCTTGAAATGGCTAACGCAGACTTGAATGATGCAGCAGAAGATCTTGAAATGGATAACGCAAGTGAAACTGAAAAACCAGATGCAATGAAAGGAATAAAAGCCTTTGCAGAATTTGCTAGTCAACTAGGAGCTACTCCTGGAGAGACTGAAGAAATGACAGGCGGACAGTTTATTGCAATGAGACCCTTTGAAGCTCCGGGCGTAATGAGAATGGCTGATGGTGGTATAGCTCAACTTGCTAAAGGCGGAAGAGTAGGCGCTCTTAAAGCTGGCATAAAAGCATTAGCAAAAAAAATAACTCCAAAAAAGAAAACAAAAACCAAAAAAGAAACAGATAAAGAAAAAGAAACAGCTATATCTAAAGACGCCCCTGAAGGACCAGGTGCTCTTGATTTTGTAGATCCTTACACAGCATCAGCTATTAGAGCTGCTGCTACAAAAGCATCAGACCTTGCTTCAGCTACCAAAAGAAATATTAAACCTCTTGCTGGAGCCGCAGCTGCTTATGGCCTTCCAGTCGCTGGGGTTGTTGGATTAGGTAGCGCCTTACTTGGTGGTGACGAAGAAACCACAGAAACAGATTTAGGACCAATAGCTGATGGTGGTGGAGATATGGATGTTCTAGATGCAGACTCATCACTCAGAGACTTTAACTATGCTAAAGCATTAGAAAGAGCTCAGGCAGCTGGAAGAACTGAACCTACTTTTGTAGACTACGTTGCATCTTTTCCAGCAAGTTACACTGACAAGCTTGGTAAAGATCCAGAGTTTGCAAAACAAATGATGGCTGGTTTTGTGGCCATGATGACACCAACAGAAGGTATTGTTGAAAGAAGCGGTCTTGCTGATTTCGCTGGCGGCGTTATGGCAGAACAAGCAAGACAGGAAGGAGAAGTTCCTGATCAGATTAAGTTGCTTGAAGCAATAAAAGAAAATCCAGAAATTTTAAAAGCTATGAGACAGCTTAATGCAGAAACTTCTGATCCAAGCGCTGACGCAAAAAATGCAGTTATTTTAAAACAACAAATTTTAAAAGAACTTTATGGAGAGGGTTATGATGATGACGATGTTGTTTTAGACTCATCCACTGGTCAAGAATTATCTGATCTTCAATTACTGCAAATGTATAAAAACGCAGGCGGTAATTACGATGTCGTTAGAGCAAACATAATGGCGAAAGTAAAGGTGTAAACTAATGCCTATTATTACATTGGCTAATGGGCAAAAAGTTTTTATTGAAAGCGATGATCCAGAAGAGATAAAGAAAGCCTCTCAAAAATTCATAAAAAGAAAATCTAAAAAATCTGATTCTGTTGTTGGAGACATAGGACGAGGCATAGCTGCAGGTGTTGTTTCCATACCTCAAGGTATTGCTACCATACCCACAACTGGGCTAGATCTTTTGTTTAACACAGATGTTACTGATGATGTAAACGAATTCTTTGAAGACATAAAACCAGATGTTCAAGGCACAGCTGGTAAAACTGCACAAATGGTTGCTCAATTTGGAATACCAGGTCTTGGTGTTGCAAGCGCCTTATCAAAAATGACTAAGTTACAACAGCTAGGAACTCTAGCTGCAGTAGACGCAGCTGTAGCAACTGATGATGTTGATACGTTTGCTGACATGTTGTTTGATAAAGAAAGCGATGAAGAAAGATTAAGAAATTTACAAGGCAGAGATGCTGCTTTAGCAAGGCTTACAGAAAGATTACAAGTTTTAGGTGAAACTGCTGCTGTCATGTATGCAGCGCCTGTTGCTGTATCTGGTGCTGTAAAGGGTATTGGCGCTGGGCTTGACTTAGCCGCTCCATACATGAACGCAATAGCTAAAGCTACCCCTAAGTTTGGAGATGGCACTGCGGCCTTGGCTTCTGCAAATAAAGCTGACAAAGGCGTTGTAGATTATCTAAAAAAATATTTTACTTATGGCGGTAAATACGAACAAACAGCAGCAAACAATAAATACATTATGGATGCAATGCAAGCCAAATCATTTTATTTAGCTTCACTTGTCAATCCAATCAATGACTCTATGAATGCTGTTAGAAGAACTCTTGAAGATGCAGTTTCAGTAGGTGGCAAGATGAATTCTCAAGATGCTTTAGAAATAACAAAAGCTATGTCTACTTATAGAGCCCCTTTATTAAAAGTTGAAAGAGAGTTTCCAAATCTTACTGGTAAAGAAAAGAAAGCTAAGATGATTGAGTATCAAAGAGAAGCAATGAAAAAGATTAAGAGCTTTGAAGGTCCCGGAAACAAAATTGATTATGATGCTCTAGGAGTTCCTAAAGGTAGTGAAATATCTAAGATCATGGAAAATAATCAAAACATGTTTAAATTAGAACAACAAGCTATTTTTGATTTTAGTGATCCAGATGCCACCATATCAAGATTATTAATACCGAAAGAATTAAGAGAAGCAATTGGAGAAAATGCAGGTTTATATGGAACAACTGTATACAGATCTATTATAGATAAAAATTTTAGAGTCAATCCAGAGCTAAGAAAAAAAGCTGTTGATGAGTTATTAATCAAGGTAGATGGAATTAGAACTCCACAGCAAGCAAATGATGCATTTGAATTACTAACCAACCCTAGATCAGCAGACACTCCATATCAAACACCTGAGCTTTTTGTAGAGGGTATTAAGTTTGGGCAGCTTCAAGGAAAAGATTTAAAAAATCTACCAGCTGTTAGAAAAGCGATGGGAGAAGTTACTGCTCTTGATTATAATAAACCAGGAGAATGGAAAAAAGCATTGCAGGATGAAGCGGTTGCCGCATCATCTACTATGGCCAAACTTGGAGGTTTGTCAGGAAGGGCAAAAACTTTTGACGATATAAGAAATTTAAATAATGCAGACGTTGCAGCTGGCAACCCCGGTTTTTTAAAAAATCCTGAAGAGATATTTGTAAATACAAGAGGTGAGCCAGAGTTACCTCTTGGACCAAATAACAAAGTAAAGCTACCAGACGAAACTACAATTGATGGAGTCTTGTATAAAAGATTTAAAAAAGATGCTGGTGCTTTAAGAAATACTTATGCACCAAAAGTTTTTCACGATTCGTTGCTAGAGGTATCAACAGACTGGTTAGCAAACAGTCCAACCCCTTTAAAAAAAATATATCAAGGTTTGCTTGGCCTAAAAGCTTTGTCTCAGTATGGTAAAACTATTCTTGGTCCTACTGCTCAAATAAGAAACAACACCAGCGTTCCTTTTATGGCTTTAATGAATGGTAATCTTGGCCCAAGCGGAAGATTTACTGATAACTTTAAAATGGCTTTTTCTGGAATCTTTGATCCAAGAAAGAAAGCTCAATATGCAAAAGAAATCGCAGAGGCTAGAGAGTATGGAGTTATGGTTGGCAAAGGAACACAGCTTCAAGAACTTTCTGATATTGCTACCTTTGCTACAGACGATGTAGCAGTTTTAGCTAAAGCAAAATCACAAGCTGTCTTTGATGTTATGAGAAAACCTCTATCAAAAGCAGAGGGAGTTTACACAGGATCTGATAACGCGGCCAGGATGATTAACTTTAGTGGAGAGAAATCTAAGTTTGCTAAAGTCATAGACAAATCTACAGACGCAGATTTTATTCCTGTTAGCTCTGGAAAAAACATGGCAGATCCTGATGTTCAACAATTAATAAAATCAGATGGAACTGTTAACGTTGGAGAGTTAAGAAAGTTAAGTAAAGAAATTTTTGAAAGAGAAAGCAAAGATCCAGCAATTAAAAATCCTAAAAATTTATTAGATCAGTTCATTAAAGGAGAGTCTGCTGACATAGCTTTAAATGTAACTCCTACTTATTCCAGGGTTCCAGAAATAGTTAAGTCATTAAACTATGTGCCAGTCGTTGGTAACTTTACAGCTTTCCCAGCTGAAGTTATTAGAAACTCTTTAAATACTTTGCAAAGAGCAATTAAAGAAATAGCAAGTAGTAACCCAGAGTTGCAAAAAGTTGGTGCAAGAAGATTAGCTGGCGGCCTAACAACAACAGTTGGCATTCCAGCAGGACTAACAGCAACAGCATTGACTTTGACTGGTGCTGACAAAGAACAACTCGATGCATACAAAAGATCTTTTGCTGCACCTTGGGAAAAAACAGCGACTATGATTCCAACAGGCACAGATGCACGAGGAAACATTACAGGATTGTATAACTTTAGTTACACCAATCCGTATGATTACTTGCAGAAACCTTTTAAAGCAGTAATGAACGCTTATGCCAATGGCGAAAGAAACGAAGCCGGGCTAATGGATATTGCAACCAACGCATCCGTTGATATGGTGGGTGAGTTTGTTAGTCCTTTTCTATCTCCAAGCATGGGCGCAAAAGCTTTATATGAATCTACTCTAGTTGGTAAAACAGAAACCGGCAAAACTATTTACAACGAATCAGATATGCTGGGAGAGAAAATGGCAAAAGGAACATTGCATTTCTTTAACGCAGTAGCGCCAACAATCACACCTATAAGAGCTGAGATAGATGCAGATGGTGTTCAGATTGTCCCTAAAGATTTTGTTACAGCCGCAGCTTCATTAGCTACAGGTAAAGAAGGTTTAATTAGCCCAAGAGGAAAACCTATTGATGTTGCAGAAACAATGGTGTCAGCTTTTTCTGGTATAAAAGTTATTAAGCCTCAAATTGATAGATCTCTTTACTATAAAGCAGCTGAGGCAAAAAGAGCTATTAGAGAAACAACCAATGAATTTAACAGATTGCTTAGATCTAACAACAGAAGAGACGCTGAAGATTTTATTCAGGGCTACATTAACACCAATGAAGATAGATATAATTCTTTAAGAACTCTTTACACAGCTATTGAAGATGCAAGAACTTTAGGCTTAAAAGAATTTGAAATTGAAGAACAATTAAAAATTGCAAAAGTTGCAAACAGAGATGATGTTCTTCTTGGTTTATTTAATCCAATTGAACCAAACCAAGATGTTATTGACTTTGCAATGTCTGGAACAAAAAGAAAAGCAGCTCAACCAGTCCCAATTGGTGACCTCGGACTTTCTCAAATAGATCTAACAGGGCAAAGCCTTAAAGGACAATTCCAAGATCCAAGAAATCAACCTGTTGCTCCGCCAGTCAGAAGAGCAGCAGATGTATTAAGAGAAGAAGAGATAAATAAAATATTAACTGGATCACCCTAGAATATATCTATCACCAGCTCACATCTGGGATCATCTTTATCTACACCACCAAACTTATAGACAACTTCCTTTACTTGTTTGAAGTCATCGTCTTGTATGATCCCGGCTTTAACCAAAGCATCACAAGCAAACTTATCTATGACTGAACATGGATTGCTTATGTCAAGTCTTCGATTGCTTCTAGCATAGTAGGTGTAAGTCAATCTAACTGGCTCACTAAACTTAGGTAGGTTTTGTATTCTTTCTACAAGATCTTCTGAGTATATTTTTTTTGCTGTAGATAAAACTCTATAGTGTGCGTTTCTATAGTTGTTGAGATTTAAAATAAATTTTTTTTTCTTTGAATAGTAAACATCCAAAGATAGTTTGATCTGCATTAGCTTGATGACCTATCTTCAATCCATGGCCTAATTTGTGTAATAGATGCACA